CGAGGGACTGCGGATATAAAATCTTCTGCGATCCGTCCATTATCTGCGGTCATGTAGGCTATTCAGTAGTCGATGACCAGTTTTTCAGACTATATCACAAGGAGTAAAAGAACATGGCAGACGCGGTACTTATTACAAGCGCGAAACTTGCGGCGCGGATCACTACCACGGCCTTTGATGCACAGGTGTCAGATTTACTTGACGCAGCTGTGCTTGATTTAGGTTTGGCGGGTGTAGAAGTGCCGGAAACACTTGACGCACTTGTCAAACAGGCAGAGATCACCTACTTCCTGATGAACTTCGGACAGCCTGACGAATACGACCGGCTCAAACGTTCGTATGATGAACAGAAGGCACAGCTGTCGATGGCCACAGGCTATACAGATTGGGGTGATATCTGATGGATAGATCAGATGTTATTACGCTGGTAGGCGAGAGCTACGCGCAGGATGAGAACGGAGTTTGGCGGGACACCGGGCAGGCCCCGTGGAAGGATGAAAGAGGCTATATCATCAGAGATGAACAGCACGACAGTCTTTCATTCTCACAGAACTGGCGGGATGTCTTCTGTCAGGCTGACTACGTTACGCAGACGGAGTTCTTCGAAGGTGGCCGGAACGGGCTCAACCCGGAATATAGGTTCACAATGTTCGCGGCAGATTATCAGGGCGAGCGCACTGTGATCTACAAGAACCACAGATATGGCGTTTATCGGACATATCAGCCGAGAACGGACATTATTGAACTGTATGTTGAACGGAAGGGCGGGACGAACTAATGCTTGTCAATTCATCAAAGATGAACTTCAGAGAAATTGTGGATGACATCCTTCGGAAAGACTACTATCCGGAGGTTGTCAAAGCAACTTATGAAGTGGTTCCGAAAGTAGCGAAAGAGACAGCGCAAAAGCTGAAAAGCGTTTCGCGGTCAAAATTCGCTGCGAGTGGCAGGCACAAGAAAAGATATGGCGGATGGGCTTGTAAAGTCGATAAGACACGGGTGAGTGTCGGGGCTACTGTTTATGGCAACTCCGGCACCTATCAGCTCGCACACCTTCTTGAATACGGCCACGCCACACGGAACGGCACCGGACGCGCTTACCCACCTACACCGGCATATCCGCATATCGCAGAGGTAGCGGATTGGGCAATCGATAAAGCCTATAACGACATTATGGATAAATTGGAGAGTTTGCCATGACACACGCAGAAGTTAATACCATGCTGCAAGGTGTGAACGTGCCTGTAGCGTATTATCAGTTTCCGAACGATACGCCGCAGGCGCCGCCTTTTATATGTTTCTTTTACGCCGATAACGATGACGTTTTTGCAGACGATACGAACTATCAGAAGATTGAACGACTGATTGTAGAACTGTATACGGATAATAAAGACTTCACTTTAGAATCTTCTGTCGAGGCCGCGCTGAATGGGTGCGGTCTTACTTTTACACGGTCTGAACAGTATCTGGATTCGGAACGTATGCAGGAAGTCATTTATGAAACTTATGTAGTAATTACAGAATCCGCAGAAGAACCTGCGGAAGTAACGGAGGATCTAAATAATGGCTAACAAAATCAAGTATGGCCTTAAAAATGTGTATTACGCGATCGGGACGCCGAATACTTCCGGCGGCATGACGTACAGCGATCCTGTTGCGTTTCCCGGCGCGGTATCGATTTCCCTTGATCCGCAGGGCGATAACATTACATTTTACGCGGACAACGTAGCCTATTGGGTAGGAAACGGAAATAACGGTTATTCCGGAACCCTTGAAGTCGCTCGTGTGATCGACAGCTTCAAAGAGGATGTTCTCGGCGATATCAAAGACAGCAAAAATGTTCTGGTTGAAAACCTTAACGCGGCGATCGTCCATTTCGCTCTGCTGTTCCAGTTCGAAGGCGATGAACACGCAACGAAGCATGTTATGTATAACTGCACTTGCGCGAGACCGACCACAGCCGGACAGACCAAAGGCGAGAGCATCGAGCCGCAGACCGAAACGCTGAACATCGAAGCAAAATCGATCTATAACGCTTCCCTGGATGCGGATATCGTCAAGGCAGAATGCCCGTATGGTTCTGACGCTTATGCGAACTGGACCAGCGCGGTATATTCACCGACTGCACCGTCAACTTCCACCTAATGAGATAAGGAGGGCAATATGAGAGCATTTATTAAAATCGGTGATAGGGAGATCGAAATGGCGGCCAACGCCGCCTCTCCCTATATCTATAATCACGTTTTCAACGAAGACTTTTTGCAGAAGCTCCAGAGTAAAGATCCCGATTCTGATCTGTTTCAGAAGATGGGCTTTATCATGGCAGAGCAGGCCAAAGAAGACAAGATCTCCGAACTGATGAAGCTGAATATGGACAAGTATTTTGAGTGGCTGACGCAGTTCGAGCCTGTTGATGTTCTGCTGGCAACCGGAGAGATCAGCGGGTTGTATATGGGACAGGCAATAGAGTCATCGGTCCCAAAAAGCGAGGGCGTCTGACGGAACGCCCCTATACGACAGCCTTATATATGCTTCGATGCCTTGAAATAGGGTTGCATCCGTCTGATTTACCCCTGTTTCATTATGGGTTTGTCTGCGACATGCTCATAGAAAAGGGCAACGATGCAGAAAACTATGATTATGTAGCAACGCAGGAAGATTTTGACAGGTTTTAACAATGGCAGGATCACGCATTAAAGGTATCACCATTGAGATCGATGGTAATACTACAAAACTCCAGAAGTCCTTATCCGATGTTGATAAGTCATTAAAGACCACAGAGGGAAATCTGAAAGACATCAACAAGCTCTTGAAGATGGACCCTGGCAATACGGAACTTCTGGTTCAAAAACAGAAAAATTTAGAAAAAGCCATCGGCGATACAAAGACCCGTATCAACGAGCTGAAAGAAGCGCAAAAGCAATACACCAAAGGCTCTGATGAATGGGACGCCATCCAGCGCGAGATAACGGCAACAGAGCAGGATCTCGAAAGCCTTGAAGATGAATACAAGGAATTCGGGAACGTTGCGAAGCAGAAAATGGAGGTTGTCGCGAATAGCGTCAAAGATGCCGGAGACAAGGTAACGAACTTCGGCAAAAAGCTCGGCAAGATTTCCGCCGGTGCCGCTGCTCTTGGCGGTGGCCTGTTAAAGCTTGGCTATGATGCTATCCAGAACGCCGATGACCTTAATACGCTTTCAAAACAGACAGGGATATCCACAAAAGAACTTCAGAAGATGCAATATGCGTCTGAATTGGTGGATGTTTCTGTCGAGGATATTACCGGCGCTCTCCGTAAATTCAAGAGCAAGATCGACCCGTCAAATGAAGCACTGAAAAAGTTAGGCGTATCAACAAAGAACATGGCAACGGGCCAGTTACGACCTGCAACAGCCGTCTTTTATGATGCGATCGAAGCGTTAAGCCATATCGAGAACGAGACCGAACGTGACCAGATGGCGATGGAATTGTTCGGGAAAGGTGCTGATTCCCTTGCCGGTATTATTGACGATGGCGGTGAAGCCTTAAAAGCATACGGCGATGAAGCTGAAGCGATGGGCTTGATTCTTGATGAGGAAACACTGACATCTCTCAATGATACCAATGATGCGATCGAAAAGATGAAATCAACCGTATCAGCAACATTGGGAGCAATCGGCGCGGATGTCGCTACGGTTTTACAGCCTATCATCGAAGACATCGGCACAGGAATCGCAACCATAACGGAGAAGCTCCGGGCGCTCACGCCGGAACAGGTCGAGACAATCTTAAAAGTAACTGCGGTAGTTGCGGCGCTGGCTCCTGCGATCATTATCATCGGAAACCTGATAACAGCCATCGGAAGTATCATTTCCATACTGGGTACGGTTGTCGGTGTTCTCGGCGGACCTGTCACGCTCGCCATAGGCGCGATCATTGCAGTCGGTGTCCTTTTATACAAGAATTGGGACAAGATATGCGAGTGGGCCGGTAAACTGCGGGATAAGGTCGTAGAAGTCTGGAACGAGCTGAAAAAGACCGTTACGGAAGCCGTACAAAAGTTAGTGCAGAAAGTGACGGAACAGTGGAATAAGCTGAAGACGTTCGTTACCAATGCGGCAACGGCGATCAAGAACTTTGTCGTGAATGCCTGGAACGCTATAAAGACCGCTGCCACTACTGTTTGGACAGCTGTTACAACGTTCATCACAACGAAGGTCACGGCGATCAAGGAAGGCATATCTTCCGGCCTGACTGCGGCAAAAGAGAAGATCACACAGATATGGTCTGCCATCAAGACAGGCGTTTCAACCGCATGGACGAACATTAAAACCGGAATTACAAACAAGGTTGACGCCATCAAGACAGCAATAACGGAGAAGTTTTCAGCGGCGAAAACGAAAGCGCTGGAGATCTTCGGAAGCATTAAGAGCGGTATAGAAGAGAAGATTACCGCTGCAAAGGAATTTGTAAGCGGTGCGATCGAAAAGATCAAGGGCTTCTTCAATTTCAGCTGGAGCCTTCCGTCTCTGAAGATGCCGCACTTTTCCATTGTTGGCGAGTTCAGCTTGAAACCGCCATCAGTTCCGCATCTGTCGGTTGAATGGTACAAGAAAGCCTACGAAAACCCGTATCTGTTTACATCTCCGACCATTCTGAACGGCATGGGATTCGGTGACGGAGGCGGAAGCGGTGAGATCGTGTATGGCAGGGATCAGCTTCTCCGGGATATCGCAACCGCAAAAGGCGGCGATAACATTACAATCAACGTGTATGCCCCGGAAGGCATGAATATAAACCAGTTAGCCAACCAGATCCAGAAACGGCTGACATTCGAACAGAATCAGAGGGCAAGAGCCTATGCGTAATTATTTTACATTCGGCAATATTGATTCAAGAGATTACGGTGTATACATTTCGGGCGAGGGCGTATTTAATGCTCCCGCCCGCGCTTATGAAGCTATCTCGATTCCCGGCAGGAACGGCGATCTGCTTCTTGGCGGTGACAGGTTCAACAACATCGATGTTACATATCCGGCGTTTATTGCTTCCGATTTCAAAGCAAACATGGCGAACTTCCGGAACGCGCTGGCATCTCAAAAGGGTTACAAACAGCTGATTGATTCGTATCACCCGAACGAGGTCAGATATGGCTGTTTCATGGAAGAGTTCAAGATCGAGCCGACTTCCAGCCTTGTAGCCGGTGAGTTTGAGATCACATTTAACTGCAAGCCGCAGCGTTTTCTGGCTTCCGGTCTGGAGCCGATAGAGTTTACTGACGGTTATTATATTTTCGACAATCCTACGCCTTACGATGCCATGCCTATTATTACAGTAACAGGGTATGGTACTTTTTATGAGTATCTTCCGGACCAGACGCGGCTGAAATGGATAATAGCAGACATCTATACAGATGTAACGTTCAACTCTGAAGTTTGGGACGTTTACTCTGGAACGGCTAATGCAAACGATGTAATTACATTTGAAACGTTAGACACGCCGTTTCCTGTATTCAAGCCGGGAGAAAACAAGATCCAGCGCCATTCACAGTCACATATTACGAAAGTAACAGTTACACCGAGGTGGTTCATTATATGATCCCGATTCTCTATTATAACAATACACAAATATCTGATATGTATACGAACGGAATCGGACGCCTTGCGGATTGTATCTCCTGTATCTGTACGGAAGAACGCAACGGCATTTATGAGGTCGAGTTTGAATACCCGATCACCGGGATTCATTATTCGGAGATCTCCATCGGCAAGATCGTTTCCTGTGTACCATCTGAAGGCGAAACCCGGCAGCCGTTCATTATATACAGAAGAAGCGCTGCTATCAATGGCGTTGTAACGTTTAATGCGTATCATTATTCATATCTGCTGTCGTATGCGCTTATAACGGCGAGAACTTATCAAGGTATTGCAAATACGCTTGCAGGCTTCCACAATGATGCGGTTTATTATAACGTACCGACATTCACATTCGGAACAGATAAAACCACTTCGGGACAGTTTACGATCACAGGAGTGCAGTCAGTAAAAAGCCTGCTGTGTGGCCAGGAAGGCTCTATTCTGGATGTGTTCGGGAGCGGTGAATATTATTTCAATAATGCATCTGTTTATCTGTATACCAACAGAGGAAGCGATAACGGCGTAACGATCCGATACGGTAAAAACCTGATGTCAATCAATGACGAAATTGATGGGTCAAGTCTATATGAGTCAGTGCTTCCGTTCTGGGTAAATTCATCCACAAATGAAACGGTCACAGGGAGCGTCATTACCACGCTGAATCATAAATACTGGACAGACGAAAACGGCAATTACATCATGGATGAGAACAACGAAACGTTTTCGTTTGAATCAATCATCGGGCGAGCTGCCCCACTTGATCTGTCAAGTAATTACCAAAGCGCACCGACATCTGCACAGCTGAACGCTAAAGCAGCCACCTGGCTGAATAAGAATAAACCGTGGATTCCGAAGCGGAACATCACGATCGACTTCGTTCCACTGTGGCAGACGGAAGAATATAAAGATATCGCTCCGGCCGAACGTGTGAAGCTGTGTGATACCGTCCACGTCATTTATGAGGAATTGGGCGTTGTTGCTACGGCTAAAGTCATCAAGACCGTGTGGAACGTCCTGCTTGACAGATATGATTCGATCGAGATCGGTCAGTTATTGAGCGATTACAGAGGATATAACGGCAATCTGCGGATTGCTGATAAATCATACAAGATTGTTAACGGAATAATTACAGCCGAGAGGTAAAAACATGGAAATTCATGAGTTAAACACCAAAGCATTAACAGATCCGGGTTATGTTGCTGTCGATGACGGAATCGACACATATAAGGCCGATCTGAACAACTTACTGACGCAGAATTTAGGCGCTGCGGAAAGCTATACTGATGCTGCATTAGTTACTGCGAAAAACTATTCTGATGGAAAGTTAAGTGATGCCGTTGATAGTTTAGAGGCAGAAATCACAGCGGCAACAACAATCACATTTCTTGAAACAAATTCTGCTGCTGATTCTGTGCAAAAATCATTTGCAGGGTATCCCACTCTTACACAAGGTCAATTTATTGCAGTAAAATTCAACAATGGGAATACAAGCAACTATTTTAATTTCAGTACGCGGCAGGCACATAGTTCTGGAGGCTTTGATTGTTATTTTATGGGGTCATTAGACGCGCCGACATTTCCAGCAAATACAGTCTTGTTTTTCTATTTTGCACCAGTAGAGCAGGGTGAATATGTGCCGAAATATCATTATTTGGGATATTGGTCAAGGTCAGGCGGAAGCGGCGGAACATCTGACTATACAGATCTGACAAACAAACCGCAGATCAACAGCGTAACGCTTTCCGGTAACAAATCATTTACTGATTTAGGAATTGACACATATATCGATACCTATATCGCAGCCAACTATGAAGATGGCGATTCCGCAACATACTGATCGGAGGTGATGGCATGAGTTTAGTTTTTGCTACAAAATCAAAAATCACGGCTATTGCCAACGCCATCCGTACACGGTCAGGATCATCATCTTCCATGACATTGGATCAGATGGCTTCAGCTATTCCGTCATTGCCTAACTCTTACAGTGCCGGAGACGAAGGCAAGGTAGTCTCATCCGGTGCGCTTATCAGCCAGACCGCACATGCAGATGTAACACCGACCACATCCGACCAGACAATTGACACGACAACGAATAATAGCATCAAAGTCAAAGGCGATGCAGACCTTGTTGCTACCAACATCAAGAAGGACGTGCAGATTTTCGGCGTTACCGGGAGCTATGAAGGCGGAGGCGGTAACATCGGCGGGCTTTCGAACATGGTGGACGTTAATTCACAGACCTATCAATTCGCCTATATGCTCATGAAGATGAAAAAAGGCGAAACGGCAGGCGGTACCGTTACATTTACGACCGCTTTTCCAAACACGGAAACGAAAATCCTTGAAACAGGGTTAACAACATTACACGGCTTGCTGATGGTCGGAACCGGAATGGACATTACCGCCTCCGGAACAGGTCAGACACACAGATGGTTCTTCCTTACTATTAACACTGATGATTCATTCAATATGTTGGGTCAGTTAACACAGAACGCTAATGGTTCAGTGGTTACATCAGCAACACAAAACACGGCATACAATAACGCTCCGATTAATGGAAGTTTACGTTTTAGCGGGGGTGATGTTTATTACACAGGGCGATATAACGGAAACGCGAATTACCAAATTCTTGCAGTCAATCAACAATATGACTGGTTGGCATGGTAAGGAGGTAGAGTATGAGATTTTACAAAGAAACAGATGATGATTACATCCTTGCCATCGGAACAGGAAGCGGCGGTACGGAAATCACCGAATCCGAATATAACGAGATTCTGTCAGTAATCCAGAATAAACCCGCACGAACCGCAACAACTGATTACCGCCTCAAGACAGACCTTACATGGGAAGAGTACGAACACGAACCCGACCCGGAACCAGAACCAGACGCAGAAGAGGCTCTTTCCATCCTGTTAGGAGGTGAAAC